GAGAAAGAAGGTGTTTGGAACCCCGAACTGGTTTTCGGCCACCTTCTCACGAGTACCAACTACGACGACAGTCATAAGCGGTTAGTCGGAGGAAGGAATGGTTTTGGAGCCAAATTAGCGAACATCTATTCATCCCAATTTTCCATAGTTGTCAAGGACAGTGAAACGCATCAGACGTACAAACAGGCATGGACCGAGAACATGACCGCGTGCGGCAAACCCAAAATCACCAAACACGCAGCCGCCACGTCGTCGGTTTCGGTCACGTTCAAACCCGATTGGAGACGTTTCGGCTCTATGGCGGGAATGACCGATGCGATCTATAAGATTTTCGAGAAACGGGTTTGGGATGCGAACATATGTACCACCTCCAACTGTAAGGTGCGATTGAACGGCGAACCGCTTCCTAAGACTTCCTTCGAGGCGTACGCCAAGATGCACGAAGGCGTGAAAGAGGTCGCTTCCGTGACGACGGATCGTTGGTCGGTGTGTATCGGCCCGTCCGAAGATGGCATGGAACAGGTTTCGTTTGTGAACGGGATTTGTACCACTAAGGGTGGGACCCACGTGGACCACGTGACCTCCCTCGTCGCCTCGGGCATCATCGAGGATATGGCCAAGAAGATCAAGCTCAAGCCGCAACAGGTGAAGAACGCGTTCACGGTTTTCGTCAAAGCCACGCTGGAGAACCCTACCTTTTCCTCCCAAGTCAAGAGCGAGTGTACCCTAAAGGCTCCAGATTTCGGGTCCAAATTCGAACCCCCGAAGACGTTCGTGAAGAACGCGCTCAAAACCGGTATTGCCGAGGAATTGACCGCCCTTTCCAAATTCAAGGAGATGAAACTTCTCGCCAAGACGGACGGTGGAGCTCGCAAATCGAAGATCACCGGTATCCCCAAACTGGATGACGCCAACAAGGCCGGCACTTCTCAGTCATCGAAATGTACCCTGATCGTGACGGAAGGCGATTCGGCGAAGACACTCGCCGTCGCGGGTCTCTCGGTCGTCGGTCGCGATCATTACGGCGTGTTTCCACTCCGGGGTAAATGTAAGAACGTGCGGGATTCTTCCGTGGCGCAACTCACGTCTAACCAGGAGTTTAACGACCTCAAGAAAATCCTTGGTTTGCAGCAAGGCAAGGAGTATAAGGACCTCACCGAGCTTCGGTACGGCCGACTCATGATCATGACCGACGCCGACGCCGACGGTTCGCACATCAAAGGATTAATTCTCAATATGGTGCATTACTTCTGGCCTTCCCTCTTACAGATGAATTTCGTGGTGAGCATGGTGACTCCGATCATCAAGGCGACCAAAGGATCCGAGACCCATTCGTTCTACACGGATTCAGCGTTCCGATCCTGGTACGGTAACGGCAAATCCGCGTGGAAGATCAAATACTACAAGGGTCTCGGTACCTCGACTTCCGCGGAGGCTCGCGAATACTTCAAAAAGATTTATGATCTTACCGTGAGATTCGATGTGGATACCATGACTGACGAATCTATCATTCTCGCCTTCGACAAGAAGAAAGCAGATGCACGCAAAACGTGGCTCCTCGAATCTACGGCCAAAGACTCCAAGGAGCTAGAGGTTCCTTACGGCCACGTCAAACAGTTGAACATAACGGATTTCGTGCACAAAGACCTCGTGAACTTTTCACTCGCGGACCTGAAACGGTCCATCGCCTCCGTGGCCGATGGACTCAAACCTTCGCAGCGTAAGGTGATGTACTCGTGCTTTCAAAGGAATCTCACTGCAGAGATGAAGGTGGCACAACTCGCCGCCTACGTGGCAGAAAAGAGTGCCTATCACCACGGTGAAGTTTCCCTCGCAGATACAATTGTGAAGCTAGCCAATGACTACACGGGCTCCAACAACATCAATCTTCTCGAGCCGTGCGGCCAATTCGGTACACGGCTCATGGGAGGAAAGGATGCTTCGCAAACGAGGTACATTTTTACGCGACTGACCTCCGAAGCGAGAAAGTTGTTTGATTCGAGGGACGATGCGGTGCTCACCTACCTCGACGACGACGGTCGAAGCATCGAACCCGAACATTACATGCCGGTCATCCCCATGGTCTTAATCAACGGGACGGAAGGTATCGGGACGGGGTTTTCGTGTTATGTACCCCCCTTCAATCCCGAAGATATCAAGGCCAACATCCTAAACTTTACAAACGGTCGCGACCTGAAGAAAATGAAACCATGGTTCCGAGGTTTCAAAGGTCACGTTTTCGAACAAGACGATGATTCGTGGATGACCCAAGGCACATGGCAGGTGATCGGGACGACGGTTAAGGTAACCGAGTTACCCCCGGGCCGGTGGACCCAAGATTACAAAGAACACTTGGACAGCCTTGTTGAGAAGAAGACCATCACCGGTTTCACCAACAACAGTACCACAGAAGACGTGGACTTTCTCATCCAGGGGTACACCGGTAAAGATCTCGTCAAGGATCTCAAGCTCCAGAAGGTCATCAGGTGCTCCAACATGCACCTCTTCCACCCCACCAAAGGAATTTGTAAGTACGACACCCCCGAACAGATACTGGGCGATTTCATCGAGCTTCGTATGGACCATTACAAAAAGCGGAAGCGACACCTCATCGAGAGCACGAAGGATCGGTGCGAGGTCTGTTCACACCGCGCGCGATTCGTCAAGATGGTCATCGACGGTGACCTTCGAGTTTTTAAGAGGAAACGTAACGACCTCGAAGGTGAGATGAGCGGCATGTTTCCCAAGGTTGATCGTTCTTTCGATTACCTCCTGAACACGAGGACTGTTGACTACACGGAGGAGCGTGTGAAAGCCCTATTCGATGAATGGAACAAACTCAGGAAGGAACTTTGTCTCCTGGAAGCTACCGGGTACTTCGACATGTGGCAGAACGACTTAAAAAATGTAGGCAATAGTTAGTTAAGCATGGGGAGCGAAGCCGCTCGTCTTTCCTTGAAGGCATTTGGAAAGCAGGATACCTACCTGCTCTCGAAAGACCCAGAGCAAACCTTTTTTAATTACCAGAAGATCAAACAACACTCGGAGTTTCGAAAGTTCCATCGCAGTAAACATGTGTTGAACCCCGGGCAAATAGTCGGGTGGCCCTTCTCTCAAACCGTCAAGGTGGAGTTCGATCCTAAAAGCATGGGCGATCTCTTGACCAACCTCTATCTCAAAATCGAACTCCCCGCGAAGGAAACGGCGAACGTCAACTACACGACCCCTCTCGGTCGCGGTTTTTTGAAGTCCGTCGCTATGTTCGTCGACGATATTTTGGTAGAGGAGATCACGGATGATTGGCAGATGATCCACGAATCCCTGTACTTGGACCCGCAATCCAAGAAGGGTAACCTTGTTCTTCTTAACATGAGTGAGAGTGTCACGCCAGGGATTAAGCTGAGCGACGCGACGATGGCACCCTCGAACCGGTTCATCGTCCCCCTCCCGTTCTTCTTCTGTCGCAAATACGGCAAGACCGAAATGCGCGAGGAGGTTGAGGATCGTCAGTACTTCCCACTGTGCGCTATCCACAAACAGAAAATCCAATTCGAACTCACGTTCCACCCCCAGACGTGGTGGCAGGGCGCGGAGAACGCTCACACGCCGACCACGATCTCGGTCGGTAATTTTCAGCTCATCACCGAACAGGTCAAACTCAGCGACGAGGAACGGCTCTACCTCGTCGACGCCAACCACGAAATCCTCGTGAACGTGGTGAAGAAGCACACGTCGTTCACCACCGCACCCGAATCCGATACGACGTTTAAGGTGAACCTCGAACCGAAATCCAAGGTCAAAACCTTCCATTGGTTTTTCCGCGATAAGCTCTACACCACCCAGACCCAATCTTCACACCGCTACGTGACGTACGTTCGAAGCAGGGCCGCGGCGTACCAATGGACCGTCGGGGATCAGGGGGAAGGTATGAACCCGACGTTAGGGTCTACGATGGAAACGAGGAACACGCCCATCATGAAGAAGGCTCGCTTTTTTCTCAACGGGGAGAGTTTTCCCAATACCTTGATGGAGAGTCATGAACACTACAAATACGCCGTGCCGTATAAATTCGGTTTAGGTGTTACGGATGATCAGACCAACATTTACACGCAGAGTTTCGCACTCCACCCTCTCCTAGAACAGTCGACGGGAACCCTGGATTTCGCAAACTTGAACGCGGATAGGACCCTGATCGAGTTCGAGATCAATACATTCTTACCCAACGCCGGTCAAAGTGAGGAAGGCGCTCCCGGCCTGGACCAACCGTTCTCGGGTGAATTTGAACTTCACATGTATTACCTGGAGATGCAGAAGCTCGATTTCTCGAGGGGTTTCATGACTTTCGCGGGTACACCGCCTCCGATCGTAGTGACGCCTGTCGAACCTGAACCCGAAAGGACTGATCCGACGGATGTGGGCGTGCAGGCATATTAAAAAAAAGGTGACACTATAATAGAATGTACCTCTGCGCCAAGGGCGTTCAGGATGCGTGGGTGACGAGGTGTCCGGACTACTCGCATTTCATATACAGTTTTCGGCGGCACACACCTTTCGGCGTTGATTTCTCGGACATACCGTTCACGGGCACACCAGATTTCGGCGAGATCATCACCGTCAGGGTGCCCAGTAATAAGAGTGATATACTCAATTCCGTATCCTTGACGGTGACGTTCAGGAGCGATTATGATGCCATGAAAACAGTCGGCAACCCGCTCACAAAACTCATAGAGTACGCTGAATTGCTCATCGGCGAGCAAGTTATCGACACCATCACCGGTGAATACATGTACATGAGGAACAAACTGGACACTTCCGACCAGCACACCGCCATCAAGAATTATCGGGGCGGGGAAGGTACGACGACCACATCGTATTACCCGACGAAATTCTCGATCGAGTTACCCTTTTATTTCACGAGGACGAACAAAAACGCCGTTCCCCTCTGTAAACTGAGTAAGCAACAGGTGTCGATCCGGATCAAGTTGGTGGACAGGGACACGTACTTTGCATCCAGATCAATAAACCTAAACTTACCCCCCGTCAACGTCGCGAGCGAAAAACTTATCGATCAGATCTTTTTGACGAGTGAGCACGTGTATCTGAGCGAGCTCGAGCGCAAAGCTTTCGAGGATTCGCACATGGAATACTTGATCACCCAGGTCCAGGTCCACGAGACGCGCATGCCCGCTGGGTTCAATAAGAAAGCCTTCCTCTTGGATTTCAGGCACCCCGTGAAAGAACTCATGTTCCTCGGAGAAGGAGCGACGACTCAGGGCAGCCAATACAACAACTACACCTTCAGACAGATCAAGACCGCCGAGTTGTGCCTGAACAACGTCGTCTTCTTCAGGGAGAACGGCCATTTCCTCTCCGTCGTTCAACCGTTTAAGAATCACGTCAACACGCCGGACGTGGGCGAATCTATGTTCGGCACGTACTCGTTCGCGCTCGACCCCGAGGCCAACACCCCGACGGGTCACCTCAACATGTCGAGGATCATTCATCAGAAGTTCACCGTAGAGTTCAACGAGCAGGATAGCTACGTTCCGGAAGATAATACCCCGGCGACCCGTTCGCACGCAGCCTCCGAAACACGCATCCGCGTGTACGCTCTGAACTATAACATCCTGTCGTTCGATTCCGGGTTAGCGGGCCTTAAATTTTATTAATATCATATAGTAGTTATGGCGGGATCTATCCAGCTCGAGTCGAGGGGTCTTCTGGACCTATACACGACCGACAATCCCGACTTTACATTTTTCAAAGAAAACTTCAGGAAGAAGTCCCAGTTTTCTTTGCAATTCATCGATATCAAACAGGGGAAAGAGTTCGAATACGGTGAGACGCACACCTTCAAGATTTTGCGTGACCACTGCGACGTCCTTCGAAGCGTGAGCCTCAGGTTTACTCTCCCCGACATAGTGCTCGCGGCCGGTGTGGACGCGGATAAAGATTACGTCTACGGCGAAGCCGCTAACTTCGTGGAATATATCAGATTTTCCGTGGGAGACACGGTGCTCCAACACATAACGACCGAGTACCTCGACCTCTACGCGGAGCTCGAGTACCCCACCACAAAGCAGGTATCTCTTTTCGATCTCTGTAAACGGGACGTGGACACGGTTTTCAACCCCACCACCGTGAAGAGCCGCATCTCCAGAACGCGTCCGTACCCCCGCCAGGTCGGCGGCGACGTGTGCATCGAGATCCCCTTCTATTTTCACGGTCACCCAGAGCTGGCCTTTCCCGTGTGCGCGCTAGCTTCAGAGACGGAGATTACCGTAGAGGTTAAGTTTAGGAATGTGGAGGAATGCATTTGCGTGTCGCGACACCAAATCTCGGGGTTCCAAGGTTCGGTCGGCGCTGACGTCGGCGATTTGGTCACGTTTAAACCGTTCGATTTAAAATTATCCACCGAGTGTGTCTTTCTAGACCCGGTGGAGAAGATCAAGGTTCAAAACAGTGTTTTCGAATTCCCCGTCACACAGATTCAATACGACGACGTGTTGGTAGGAAAGGAGGAGACTGAATTCAAAACGCGGTTACACTTTACGAACCTCGTGCAAGAACTATACTTTTTTGTGATGTACACAGATAACAACGCCTTCGGCGGTACCTTTAATTATAACGACACACCGGCTGATGCCGCCGGTCTATCCGTGGACCCTTCGTTGAGAAACGAACACATAAACTACGTAACACTCACACTGGACGGTGAAGAGATTTTGGACGAGCACACCGGTTCGCCGCATTTCCTGCGAATCATTCAGCCGCGACTTCATCACAGGAACACCCCCGTCACGAGGCGATTTTCCACCTACAGTTTCGCCTTGTATCCCAACGATAACAGCACGGCTTCCGGCCATGTCAACTTTTCCGTCGTCAAAGAACCCACACTTCAGGGTAACCTATTCACCAGCAAGCACGGGAGTCCCCCTGTGTACTACGAAAGGCGGTTTCACATCCTCGCGAAGACCATGAACTTCATACGGATGAAGGATGGTAAGATGTCACAGGTTTTTGATTACATGATTTAAACAGGGCTCGGTGTTCTTGAATAAACTCAAAGATTGAGTTCTTAATCACCCACTTGATGAAGTTAAGTTGGGCGAGGGTCGTTTGAATCTCTTCAGACGTCTCTGGGATTTGGTACGTGAACTTTTCGGCTCGACAGAACGGGTCAAATAACTTTTTGGAGTACCCGTCCAGTGAAGATTTGTACGCGCAGTGGACGGCAAACATCTTGCCGTCCTTCGTCTTGAACGATGTGTGATTCTTTTTTGCGTAATTCGTGATGAACCACTCGAGGTTCCGCAGAGAAATTCCCCCGCTTTTGTTTAGTATCGTCAGTAGTTTATTCCTGTTGTGCTGGTCTTTGTAGAACTGGTTTATGGATGATAGCAGAATGCTTGACTTATTCATTGATTAAAAACTAATGTGTTCAAATCTATAAGTCCCTTTCGACCTCGTTCACACGCTGGACACCCCGCGACGTTCATCCGTTCCGGTCCGTGGTTGTGTCCATTTGCACCGCCGCTGCTCAAACGCCTTGATTCTATGTTGTCTCCCTGATGTTCGTGAAACTTGCAGTACCCGTTTTGCGAAGCCTTGAACGAACATCTGACCCGACTCCCGTCCTTCGTCGTCTTGTACCCCCTACACCGCTGGTCGTCCCTCAAACCTGGGACATCGTGTAGTAAGATATCCAGGGGGATCTGATGCTTTTTAGAAATGCTCTCGAGAACCTGGGTTAGTTTCCCCTGTACCTCTTCCTCCACGAACTCAGCGACGATCTCGTTTAGGCCGTACGCGGGAAGGTGGTCGGAAAGGATTTGACTGACCACTTTGCTGATTCTAACCTCCATCTCACGTACTTTTCTTTTGC